ATTTTAAGGAAGGAGAAGTTGATCAAGAGTTAATATCTACCTTTAATCAACAAGCTCATAAACTTGGACTATTACCTCAACAAGCTGAAAGCTTAATTAAATTTTATAATGATTTAAATGAAGGTAGCTCTATTCAAGCTGAAGAGAGAGCTGCACAAACAAGATTACATACTGAGAATGAACTCAAAAGAGAGTTTGGTCCTCAATATTCTAAAAGATTAGATCAAGCTAAAAGACTTGCTTCATCAACATTAGGTAATGATTTCTTAGAAAATACTTATCTAGCGGATGGTTCAAGATTAGGAGATAATCTTAATGTTGTTAAAGCTTTTTCAAATCTTGCAGAAAAATTATCTGAGGATGAAGTAGTTAAAGGAGATAGTTCTTCTTATATGACAGCTAATGAAATTGAAAAAGAGATTAATTCATTAACTGAAGAAGGTTCTCCATACTGGATTAAAACTCATCCAAATCATCAAAAAGCCGTTCAAGAGGTACTTAAACTAAGAGAATTATTAAATGGCTAAAGATAAATTTGAGCCAGGCGAAATAATAACAGATACAGAAGTTAGACTAGAATGTTTAAGACTAGCAACTGAATTTGGACCTGAGAATGATAGGAGAAATCCTATTCCGATTGCAGAAAATTATTTTGACTGGGTAAAACAAAATTCCAAGCGACAATCTGAAAAGACCGCTTCGAAAAAAGACAAAGTGAAGTCTTAAAATTTACAGAAGAGATCTCCAATTCTGGAGGCAATCAAATCGATTAAATCAACCATAACAACATAAGGAGATTAGAAAATATGTCTAATCAAATTACTACAGCTTTTGTACAGCAGTATTCAAACAATGTACAAATGCTATCACAACAAAAAGGCTCGCTTTTGAGATCTGCTGTTGATGTTGAAACTGTTGTTGGCAAAAACGCATTTTTCGACCAAGTCGGAACTGCGCTTGCAGTTAAAAGAACTACAAGACATGCTGACACTCCGCAGATGGATACACCACATGCAAGACGAAGAGTTAGTCTTGTTGATTATGAGTATGCAGACTTGATCGATAATCAAGATAAAATTCGTACTCTAATCGATCCTACATCGGCTTATGCTACTGCTGCTGCTTACGCATTAGGTAGAGCGCAAGACGATGAAATTATCGCTGCGTTATCTGGTACAGCTTATACAGGAGAGACTGGCTCTGTAGCTACTGCTCTTCCTTCAAGCCAAAAGATAACTGAAGCTGGTACTAATGGTTTAACTATTGCTAAATTAAGATCTGCAAAAGAGATCTTGGATGCAGCTTCAGTTGATCCATCAATCGCAAGGTACATAGCGGTATCTCCAAAACAGATCACAGATCTATTAGGAACTACTGAAGTTACTTCAAGCGATTTTAATACCGTTAAAGCTTTAGCAAATGGAGAAGTTTCTTCTTTTCTAGGCTTCAACTTTATAGTGTCTAACAGACTAACATCTGCTGCATCTAAAAGACTTTGCCTAGTATGGGCAATGGATGGCTGCAAGATGGCTATCGGTCAAGACTTAATGACTAGAATTGATGAGAGAGCTGACAAAGGTTACGCTCATCAAGTTTATGTTTGCCAGTCAATCGGTGCAACTAGAATGGAAGAAGATAAAGTTGTAACAATCGAAGCTCACGAAGCTTAATCAATAGGAGATATATATCATGGCAAGTGTTAAAGGTGTAAATTACACAAATATAACTGCTGATCCTATTGTAAAAGTGGACAGCGAAGTTCTTGGTGGAAAGATGAGAGTTTCATACGATAGTTATGAAGCTTCAAGTCTTGCATCTGGATCAGACATTACGATTGGTAGAGTTCCAGCTAATGCAACTATAATGGATGTTGTTCTAAAGTGTGATGCTTTAGGAGCTTCTTCAACTTTGAAAGTTGGAGACAGCGGAGATGATGACAGATATTTAGCTGCTGTAGGTACATGGAATGCTGCTGGTCAAACACAATCAATGTTAGGTGGCTCTACTGCTGCTAATACTGCGATGACTGGTCTAGGTTACAGAACAACTGCAGAAACTGATATTGTAATCACAACTGGTGGAGCAACTATAACTGGCTCTATTCATTGTTGGGTTATGTACACAGTTGAGTAGTCAATAATCATTTTGCTTGGCGGAGCAATCCGCCAGGCATAATTCATGAAATATATAATCATACTTTACATGTGTTCTTTTGCGAACACACAACCAGTTTGTTTAGATGGACAAATGTTAGGATTAGAATTTGAAAATTATAACGATTGTATCTTAGAAGGATATACACAATCACACACAATATTAAGCAATGTTGATGATGAAGAAGTCAATCAACAAAAATTAGCAATAAGATTTCTTTGTAAAGAAATTAAAGTGGAGAAAATATAATGGCATCAGTAGTGGACATCTGTAACTCAGCATTAAATTTGCTGGGAGCTAGTACAATATCAGCTTTGACTGATGATAGTAAAAACGCAAGACTTTGCAATCAAAGATATGAGCCAGTAAGAGATAGAGTATTTAGATCTCATGCTTGGAATTGTTTACATAAAAGAGTTCAATTAGCACAAAATACAACGGCTCCAGTAGTAGAATATTCTTATGCCTATGCTTTACCTTCGGATTGTTTAAGAGTTTTAAAAATTCATAATGGCGCAACAGACAGTATTGTTTCAAGTATTGATTATAAAATAGAAGGTAGAAATATTGTAACAAATGAAGCTACAGTTTATTTAATTTATATTCAAAAAGTAACAGATCCAAATCAATACGATACTTATTTACAAGAAAGTATTTCTCATCAACTTGCTGCTGATATTGCTTATGCGATTACAAATAATGCAACACTTGCTAATAATTATATGGCAAGAGCTGATGAACGTCTAAGAGAGGCTAGATTTGTTGATGCAACAGAAAACAGTTTAGGAACAATAGAAAGTAACGAATTTACAGACGCTAGATTGTAATGGTTAAATCAGCTTTTGATCCAAGACTATTAGAAAAATATTCTGAACCTAAATCACTTCTGCATTTTCAATGGGGAGATGACACTAAAGTTTATCGATATGCTTTAGTCGATATTATTAATGAACATGAGATAGATCCAACGTCTAAATGTAAAAAAGACGAAATAGGTTTAACTCAACAAGAAATTTATAAAAAGATATGCCAAGAACAACATTAGCTTTAACATCTTTCGTTTCAGGAGAATTTGGTAATAAGCTTACTGGTAGGACCGATTTTGAAAAATATCAATCAGCTGCCAAAAAATTAGAAAACTTTTTAATTCATCCTCAAGGAGCTGCTACTAGAAGAGTAGGTACTCAGTATATTGCTTCTGTAAAAACTTCTTCTAATAAAACAAGATTAATTCCTTTTGAGTTCTCAACTACTCAAACTTACATTTTAGAATTTGGAAATAATTATATTAGATTTTTTAAAGACAAAGGACAGATCTTATCAGGTGGATCTCCTTATGAAATATCAACACCGTATTTAACAGCTGAGTTATTTGATATTAAATTTGCTCAGTCTGCTGATGTTATGTATTTGGTCCATCCAAATCATGAGACTATGAAACTAAGTCGAACAGGACATACTTCTTGGTCTTTAGATGAAATAGAATTTACAGATGGTCCTTACTTAGCAACTAATTCAACATCAACAACAATGACACCAGGAGCTACTACTGGAACTGGCATAACATTAACTGCTTCTGGTAATGTTTTTGTTTCAACAGATGTTGGTAGATTAATAAATTTCTCAAATGGTTATGCTAAGATTACAGCTTATAGTTCAGCAACAAGTGTAACTATAGATATTAAAGATGACTTTGATAATACATCAGCTACCGCTAATTGGAAATTAGGAGCATTTTCAGACACTACTGGACATCCAAGTTGTGTATCTTTTTATGAACAAAGATTAGTATTTGCAGCAACCACATCAGAACCTCAAACTATATTTTTCTCTAAAGCTGGAGATTATGAAAATATGACCGCTGGTACTAATGCGGATGACGCTATGATTTATACTATAGCTGCTAATCAAGTTAATGTTATTAGATATTTAAAAGCACAAAGAACTTTAGTGATAGGAACGACTGCAGCTGAATATACAGTTTCTGCAGATGGTACAGATGCCAGTATTACTCCAACTAATATTACTATTAAAAGACAAAGTTCTTATGGCTCTGCTAATGTAGATGCAGTTGCTGCTGGTAATGCAATTTTATTTTTACAAAAAGCCAAAAGAAAAATTAGAGAACTAGCTTACAATTTTGATTCAGATTCTTATGTTGCGCCTGACCTCACTATACTAAATGATACCGTTACTCAAAGTGGTATTGTACAAATGGAATGGCAACAAGAGCCTGATAATATTTTATGGTGTGTTAGAGAAGATGGACAATTAGCGGGTTTAACTTATCAAAGATCAGAAAATGTAGTTAGTTGGCATAGACATATTTTAGGTGGAGCTTTTGGATCTGGTAATGCTGTTGTTGAAAGTATTGCAAGTATTTCTGGAGAATTAAATGAAGATGAACTTTGGGTAATTGTTAAAAGAACAGTTAATGGAGCAACAGTTAGATATATTGAATGTTTTTCTGATTTTGATTTTGATGAAACTGTAGCT